ACACTCAGGTCACTACAGTTAACACTGCAGGTACTACTCAGGTAGGTAATGTAAATACTGCAGGTACTACTCAGGTAGCGGCTATTCAGGCTGCAGGTGGAAGTTATGCTACACAAGCTAATGTGGATGCACTAATTTCTACAATAGCAGTGACAGCCGTCACTGGTGCTTTCATTATTGATGGAACAAATAAAAAAGCACTCAACTTATCGCCATCAGTAACTTATCGTTTTGATGTTTCAGATGCTTCAAACGCAACGCACCCACTGAAGTTTTCAACAACAGCAGATGGTACTCATGCCAGTGGTACTGCATTTACTACTGGTGTTACAGCTGTAGGTACTCAAGGTACTGCAGGTGCATATGTTCAGATAATTGTTGAGCAAGATAGCGTTAATTTATTCTACTACTGTCATGCCCATAGTGGCATGGGTAACACTGCGTATTCTGCTTATAATGTGCTTTCTACTGCACCTTCAGATGGAGAAGTCTTATCATATTCTGCATCACAAGGAGCATACATTAATACGGCAGCTTCGTCAGGAGGGAGTGCTGTAGAAGTAGCTGACATTACATTAGATACCCATTCAGATAATCTTAATAGTTTCTCTAAATATCTAAACTCATCAAACCTTAATGCTTACATACAGACTGTAAGAATAAGAGGATTGGATAATGCTACGTTAGCGTTTGGCGGTGCAAACACTATGGTTCATACTGGTTCTACTAGTGGTAATATGCAGCATAACTTTGCCCTGTTATCAGCAAATCAGACTACTGGTGCGATTTCAACTGTAAATTGTATTACTACTCACAATAACACTGGTAGTACAGCAGACTATTCAACCTTCGGCAAGGCGTCCGACGAATGGACAGGTAGATATACCTACATGGGGCATGTTCCCAGAAATGGTAGCAGTCATACATATGGTTATGATATGGTTATGATTTATGGCACTTCTAGTCAAGATTCTGACCACTCTAACAATAGTAATTACTACCCACACGGCAATTATGGTAGTAGCAGTCAGTATGTTGCTCCAAGTGAGCGTAGGTTAGGTGGGGCTGTAAATCATTTTCTTGAAGGTTATACCGCTAGTGGCGGTAAAGCTACTGTTATGGAATATAAATATGGCTATAATGCCACCTCTTTAGCTAATACATCAGCACACACTGCAGGATTTTCAACATCAGCAACTTCTACTCAATATAGAGTTCATTATTTTAATCAGTATGATGTTACCAATGAGCCATACTATGATGCCTTTCATTCTGTTACAGAAGGTCTTTATGGCAGGAATAGATCAAATGGAAATTGGGGAAATCTAGGTTCGTTTACTGGAATGAGTGCAGATTATACTGCGTGGTTTCTTTCCAATGGAAATACTATTATTGAAAATAATGGTGCAATGTGGCTGATAACTAGTAGTGGAGGCATCTCAGCCCTACCAAGCACTTATGCTCATCCATTTATGAGTATTGCTTATATGAATCATTATGAATTTGCATGGAATGTTGGAACTGATGAATGGATACAAGCACTTCCTCAAGGTCAGTTTTTAAAGTTTAAATTTAATCCAAGCACAGGGCAAGTTACTGCATCTAATAATAAAGCAGTAGTTCCTGCTATTGCTGAAGCTGCTTATGGGGGAAATTTTCATCAAAAAAGGGGGTTTTGGTCAGCAATGAACCCCACTAGTATTGGGGGCAATGGTTCGATGTTTACCTTTGGTAACGAAAACTCAACTGGGCATGGTTATGGTAAATCAAAGTTATTTTTTATTGGGGGCGATGGTGCATATAAGACAATTGTAGCTGCTACTTATGATCTTGTACCTGTATTAAATGTCTTAACCTACGCTTGATAAAATTATTTTTAAAAAGGAAATATAATGGCTTTCAAAGATATGGACGATTTAAGAACACAAAGGGATTTTGCATTAACGTCCTCAGATTTTGCAATGTTACCAGATTCCCCTTACCCAGAAGTCCGAAAAATAGCAATTTCACTCTATAGGCAAGAGCTTAGAGATTATCCTTCAAAAGTTGATGAAGATGATCTAGAAAATGCAGAGCTTCCAACAAGCATTCTTTAATATACTCTTGCACAACCTGCTTTAAAGTGGTATACTTCTGAGTAGATTAATTAACAAAATCAGGTACTTATGTTTATAACGAGATCTCCTCAAAAAGAGGATATTTCTGCCATAGTTTCAATGGCAAAG